CCCCTACGCGCGTGAACTCGCCGATCGGTTTCTCCACCAAGAACTGGTCGAGCGCGGCGTCACGCGCTTGGAAGAGCTGTCTGCGGATGCGATCCCGGAGGCCATGTCGGCCGCCGGCACGCGCACCAAGGACTACTTCCGGGTGAAGGCGGGATTGCCGGCAACGGCTTCGCAGCGCGGTTCCCCAGCGGCCTCCTTGAGCGAGCGTTTGCAGCGGAAACAGGGTATCGACGAACTGCCAGCGGCCTCGACGCGCGCGGCCTCCACTGTCCCGGCGCCGCAGACGACGTCGGACGTGATCGCCCGTATGCGCCAAGCCCGCGGCCAGCTCCCGGCATCCTGACACTCAACTCTCATTCAGGAGAAGTACCATGAGCGGTCAAGTTTGGAACACCGCGTCGCTGGGCGGTTATATGTTCAGCGAAACGCTGTCGGACGTGCTGCGCTTCTCGTTGCAGCCGCTGGTGAAGTTCCGCCAGTTCGCCGACATCAAGGACGCCGCCGTCCAAGGCAAGAACAAGGGCGAGAGCTTCCACTGGAACGTGTACTCGGACATCAGCTCGCAAGGCACGACGCTGGCCGAGACGCAGACCATGCCCGAGTCGAACTTCACGATCACGCAGGGCACGATGACGATCACCGAGTACGGCAACTCGGTGCCCTTCACCAGCAAGCTCGACGACCTGTCGAAGCAGCCGGTGATGGAGGTGATCGACAAGGTCCTGAAGAACGACGCCAAGAAAGCGATGGACAACGGGTCGTACTCGCAGTTCAACGCGACCCTGCTGCGCGCCATCCCGACCGGCGGCACCGACACCGCGGCGATCACGCTGTACGAGAACGGCACGGTGACGGGGACCAACAACATCGCTCTGGGCAAGGAGCACGTCAAGTCGATCGTCGACGCGATGAAGGAGCGGAACATCCCGCCCTACGTCAACGACGACTACGTCTGCCTCGCGCACCCGTCGACGCTGCGCAAGCTGAAGAACGATCTCGAAACGATCCACCAGTACGTCGAGACGGGCTTCCGCATGATCATGAACGGCGAAATCGGCCGGTTCGAGAGCGTGCGCTTCGTCGAGCAGACCAACATCGCCAAGGGCACCAACTTCTCGACGCACTCGAAGTCGAACTGGGCGTTCTTCTTCGGGCAGGACACCGTCGCCGAAGGGATCGCCATCCCCGAGGAAATGCGCGGCAAGATCCCGACCGACTACGGCCGGTCGAAGGGCGTCGCGTGGTACTACCTCGGCGGGTTCGGCATCGTCCACACGTCGGCGGCCAACTCGCGCATCATCAAGTGGGACAGCCAAGCGTAACCGGCTCCCGTCCAGCGCTGTGAAGGGGGCCGGCTCTGCCGGCCCCCGCTCCAAGAGAGGTCATCATGTACGACAGCCCCAACGCAACGATCCGCCGGGAACTCCAGACCGGCCACATCACGGGCGCCGCCGGCGCCTCGATGCAGAAGTTCCACTTCTTCCAGAAGGCGCGCCTCAAGAAGGTCCACGCGATCGTGGTCACCGCCGGCACCAACGCCAACGCGGCCGTCGACGTCTACGTCGGCACCGCCAGCGTCGGCTCGCTCGCGTTCGGCACCAACGTCGCCGACACGGTCCTGCACTCCGCGGCGCTCGACACCGAGATCCCGGCCAACGGGATGGTGGAGCTGAAGGGGGCCGCCAACAGCGCCACGCTGGTCGGCAGCTTCAACATCGAGTACGAAGTGCTGCACGACGCCGCGCAGTCGTAAGGAGCCGCCCATGGACGCCGACCTGAATCTCAACCACTCCGCCAACCTGCCCGACGGCACGGCCAAGGCCAACCGGCCGCACCCGGACGTCTCGGCCGCGGATCTCGCCCGCGGCTTCACCACGGTCGAGGCGGAGCGCATCCGGTTCTTCGACCCGGACACGACGGGCGAGAAGCAGGTCGGCGATCCGTTCACCTACGGCGGCTTCCTCGGCCGCCCCCAAGGCACCGCCCGCTAGGAGGCACCATGTACGACGATCCGACGCTGCCCGGCCCCGCCAACGGCGAGGTGCGCGGCGACAGCAAGAGCATCCCCAACCGCGGCACCGGCTCCGGCGTGGTGCCCAACGGCACCTACGGCGCCGACCTCGGCGCGAACGCCACCAACCGGATGGGCGCGGTCGGCGACACCGACTCCGACCCGATGGACCGCTGTGTCCCCATGGGCGGCGGCGACTTCACGTCCCGCGGCCACACCACGTCGGACCCGGGCGGCCGGATGAGCGGCACCGGCTCCGACCCGATGGACGACACCACGCCGGGCGACGAGGGGATGCCCGGCGATCGAGACTGAGGAGGGCCAATGGCCAAGCTGGACCGCAAGCAACCGTTCGCCGTCGTTCACGGCGACGATCTCGGCCGCCGCTTCGAGCAGAACGGCAAGTTCTTCACCTCGCTGGGCGAGGAATGGGTGGCGCCGCCGCGCGACCTGAACGAGCCGGCCTCGCAGGCCGACGTGCAGGCCGCCTACGAGCAGGGCCGGCAGGAGGCGGAGAAGAACATGGACGCCAAGATCGCCGCCGCCGTGGCGTCCGCGCTGGCGGGGCGCAAGCTGTGAACGCCGTCGGTCCCTCGCCGCAGCAGCAGGTCAAGTACGAATTCGTCCGCTACACGCGCGGGCGGGTGCTCGACTTGGGCGAGGGGCCGCACAAGGCGTTCCCCCACTTCGCGGCGGTGCGCCTCCCCGACGACGCGGAGTGCGAGCGCCGCAAGCTGCGCGAGATCGTCACCGCCAGCTTCGGCCTGCTGCCGGAGATCGAGGACGGGAGCTGCGACGCGATCGTGGCCACCGACACCTACCGGCTGCTGCACGGGGTCCCGCTGGCCGACGCACTGGTGCGCTGGCTGACCTGCCTCCGCGACGGCGGCCACCTGTGCCTGTACGAGCCGGACCCGGAGGTGGCGCCGCTGGGCGCCATCATGGCCGCCGTCAACGCCGCTTCGCGCCACTGCCCGCTCGACGTCGCCCGCTGCGAGGAGTGGCCGGCCGGCGGCCTGCTGCTGGTCCTGCGCAAGGGCGCCGACCAAGCGCTCACCATGACGTACTCGAACCCGCGCCCGGAGAAGACCTGCTGCATCGTGCGCCACGGCGGCTACGGCGACCAGATCCAAGCGGCGGCGCTGCTGCCGGAGCTGAAGCGGCAGGGCTACCACGTCACCTTCCTGACCACGGAGAAGGGGCAGGACATCCTGCGCGAGGACCCGCACATCGACGAGTGGTACATCGTCGACCGCAATCAGGTCCCCAACTCGGAGCTGACGTGGTTCTGGAAGATCACGGCCCGCCACTACGACAAGTTCGTCAACCTCAACGAGTCGGTCGAGAGCACCTTCTTGGCCTCGCCGGGGCGCATCCAGCACACATGGCCGCACGCGGTCAGGCACCGGCTCCTGAACCACAACTACACCGAGCACGCCTTCGCCGTGGCCGAGCTGCCCATGCGCGCCGAGGGCCGCTTCTACCCGGACGAGCAGGAGCAGATGCTGGCCCGGCAATTCATGACCGGCATCCGCAACGACATGAACGCCGGCCTGCGCATCGGCGAGCGCGCGCAGCCGGTGTTCGTGATCCTGTGGGCGCTCGCCGGCAGCTCGCCGCACAAGTTCACGCCGCATCAGGACGTCGTGATCGACATGATCCTGTCGCGCCTGAAGCGCGCGGCCGTGGTGCTGGTCGGCGACGAGGCGTGCAAGATCCTCGAAGCCGGCTGGGAGGAGGCGCCGCGCGTCTACTGCCGCTCCGGCGAGCTGTCCATCCGCCAGACGCTGACGATGGCGCTGCACGCCGATCTCGTGGTCGGCCCGGAAACCGGCGTGCTCAACGCCGTGGCCTACGAGGCCATGCCCAAGGTGGTCATGCTCTCCCACAGCTCGGTCGAGAACCTGACCAAGCACTGGATCAACACCGAGGCGATCCCCGGGCAGGCGCACTGCTACCCGTGCCATCAGCTCCACTACACCGCCGAGTTCTGCCCGCAGCACCCGGAAAGCGGCGCGGCGCTCTGCCAAGCCGGCGTTCACCCGGACAGCATCTACGCGCCGATCGACGCCGCTTACACCCAATGGGTGCGCGTCAATATGCTGCGGAGCGCCGCGTGACCCCCAAGCAGATCGTCGACGAATTCCGCGATCTGGCGCACGACAACGCCACGCCGCCGCACTGGTCGACCACGAGCCTGCTGCGCTACCTGAACGAGGCGCGGATGCAGGCCGCGCGCAGGGCGCGCCTGCTGGAGGACGCCTCGACCGCCGAGGTGTGCAAGCTCGCCGTGAAGGCGGGCAAGGACATTTACGACATCGACAGCCGGGTGCTCTACATCCGCCGGGTCAAGCTCGCCACCAAGGAGCGGCCGCTGCCCAAGCTGTCGACGCAGGACGCCGATGCGTTCCAGCCGGGGTGGGAGTCCAACACCTCCGGCGATGTCGTGGCATGGATGCCGTGGGGCCTGCACAAGCTGCGGCTGGTCGACAAGCCGACCGCCGACGACACCATCAACATGATCGTCGTGCGGGAGCCGCTGGAAGACGTCACGCTCACCTCCGACGAGGAGGCGATGGAGATCGAGCGGCGCTACCACTACGGGCTGGTCGATTGGATGATGGCGCGCGCTTACATGGAGCGCGACCTGATCGAGAAGTACCGGCCGGAAGAGGCCGCCGATCGCATGGCGATGTTCGAGCGCGAATTCGGCCCGCCCGCGGCCGCCGCGCTGGAGGTGTGGACGCACCGCAAGCACGGCTACGACGACTACGAAGGACTCTTCTGATGGACCCGAAGAAGGTCAACCTGAAGATCTACCAAGGCGCGACGTTCCGCCACAAGTTCTACTGGTACTCGGACGTCGAGGTGTCGAAGACGATCACCGCGGTGACGCGCAGCTACCCGACGGTGCTCACCGCGGCCTCCCACGGGCTGCCGGCCTCGGACATCCCGGTGGCCATCCTCGGCGTCGGCGATTGGCTGAACACCCCTTCCGCCGAATTCGACGATCGCATCTACGGCACCAAGATCGACACCAACACGCTGTCGGTCAAGGTCAACGGGATCGGGCAGGCGGCGTATTCGGGCAGCTCGGGGCGCTTGGTCTACAACGAACCGATGGAGCTGGCGGCCGGTTGGACGGCGCGGATGCACATTCGCGCCAGCATCGACGACACCGACCCGTTGGTCACGTTCACCAGCACCGACGGCGACATCGTGCTCGGCGACGACGGCGGCATCGAGCCGGTGCTGACCGACGACGCCACCGATTTGCTGGACTTCGACTCGGCTGTGTACGATCTGGAGCTGGAAGAAGACCTGACCGGGGAGACGACCCGCATTGCCGAGGGCAAGGTGTCGCTGTTCCGGCAGGTCACCCACGACTAGGAGGCATCATGTACCTGCGCTTCAAGGAAGAATACGAGGGCTGCAAGGTCGGCGACACGGTCCGCTTCGAGAACGAGGTGGAAGCGCTCGCCCTGATCGACGCCGGCAAGGCGGAAGAGGTCGCCGTGCGGCAGACGATCACCATCGAGGACTCGGCCGGGGGGCAGTCGTGAACGTCGTCGCGGCCAAGAACGTGAGGGCGCTGGAGATCAGCGCCAAGGTGGTACGGTGCGGCTGCTCGGACGAGCAGAAGCAGGCGCCGGGATGGCACGGCAAGAGGGGGGAGGCGTGTCCGCGCCCGCGGGCCGTGGAGGATCGCGGCGTGCTGGTGCGGTGGCATCGTAACCCGCTGCGGCAGGCGTGGAACGCCGTGCGCCGCGCATTCGGAAAGGTCTGATCATGCCCTTCGGAGCTGCTACCGTCATCACCACGATCGGCAAGGCGATGTTCGCGGATCGCGTCCGCACGACGCCGGCCACCTACTCCAACGCGCCGAAGTACGTCGCCATGGGCGTCGGCGCGACCGGCGCGGCGCGCACCGCCGTGGTCGGCGACACGGCGCTGTCGTCCGAGGTCGAGTCCCGCACCTCGGGCACCGAGTCGATCGTCACCACCTCGACGACCGGCGACACCTACCAAGTGGTCGGCACGGTGACGGCGTCGGCCTCGCGCGCCGTCGACGAGGCCGGGCTGTTCGATGCGTCGAGCACGGGCAACCTGTTCCTGTCGGCGACCTTCAACGTGGTGAACCTGTCGAACGGGGACTCCATCCAGTTCACCTTCAAGGCCCAGCTCACCTGATGCGGCACACCCACTCGGATCGCCTCGAACGCTGGCTCGGGGCCGAGAACGTCGACCGCGTTTCGACGGCGATGCGGGAGTGGTACGGCCCGCCGATCGCCCTGTCCGGCGTACCGGGCAACGTGCGCGCGGTGCGCGGCGGCGACTTCATCGGCCGCATCCGGGCCGGGTCCGAGGCCAGCGCGCTCGACCGGGGGCGGGAGATCCTGCATCGGCTGGCACGCGGCTACCGCAGCACGGTTCGCCGCCGGGCCACGCTGAGCGCCGGGTTCTCGTCCCTGTCCGATCTGATCGCTGAGGCGACCGCCGGCAAGCGGATCGAATTCGCGTTCCAGAAGGTCGGGACGACCGGCGTGGTCGCGTCCACCAACAGCTTGTGGCGGGTCGGGGCCTCGCCGGCCGCAGGCGCGCAGGCGTCGGTGGCGCCGACCGGGGACTCGCCGACGGACGCCACGACCGGCGCGATGCCGTTCACCAACCCCGCGTCGGGCAACACCCTGCACTTCGTCCTCGGTTGCCCGCTGTCGTCCGTGGCCGGCAACAACCTGCTCTTGTACGACCGCATCTTTCAGGTCCGCAAGACCATGAACAGCTCGGCCACCGAGGCCGTGACCGGCGTGCCGACGCGCTATCAGTCGACGACCCCGACCGATCCCGACTTCGCGGGCGGCAACTTCGTGTTCCCGGAGTGCGGCACGGCCCTGCCGGCGACCGCGCACAACTGGACGGTCTGCCAGTACACGGATCAGGACGGCAACACCACGCAGAGCATCCCGTCGATCGCCGGCAACTCCAGCAACATCATCAACCGGCTGGATCTCCCGGCCGGCTACTGGTTCATGCCGCTGGCCGCCAGCGACTACGGCATCAAGGCCCTGACGCAGATGCAGTGCAGCGCCAACGTGGCGACCGGCGCCATCGACTTCGTGATCGGCCATCCGATCGCGTGGATGCCGTGCCCGATCGCCAATCTCGTGTGCATCGTCGACGGCATCAACAGCGCGTTCAACCTCGTGCGGATCTTCGACGACGCGGCGCTGGCGCTCCTTGAAGTCAACAAGCCGGCCACCACCGCAACCACCTACAACGGCACGTTCCTGACGTGCTACGGGTAATGCAGTGCGCCCCGTCCACTCCGGTCAACTCGCGCGGTATCTCGGCGACGATGCGGTAGGCCGCGTCTCGCGCATGATGCGCGGCTGGTACGGCCCGCCCATCGCGCTGGCGGATGTGCCGGGGAGTGTGTGGTGCCACGGCGACGGCGAGTTCTACGGAACGCTCAAGGCCGGCTATGAGGCGAGCGCGGTCGACCGCGCCATCGACCTGTACCGGCGCTCCCTGCGCGCCTACCGCCGGGCCTGCCGGCCGCAGCCGCTACTCGCCGCCGGCTTCGCCAACCTCGCCGACCTGATCGCCGAGGCAATGTCCGGCAAGGGCACTGATATCCCCATCTACAAGCCGACGCCAGCGCCCGCAGGCGCCGGGGAGGCGTACTGCGCCGCCTACGTCGGCACGGGCGCCATCGCCACGCCGGGCAACGCGCCGGACGGAACGGTCTACTCATCCAGCAGCGCCGACGCCACCAAGCTGCCCAACGTGGTGTCCGGCGATGGGCTGTATCTGGCCGGGGCGCGCCTCCACAGTTCGGTTGCGTCCTCCTACCTGCTCTACGATCACCTGTTCGGCGTCAACAAGGCGGTCAGCAGCACGACCGCCCAAGCTGTGACGGGAGTTCCCACGCGCTACCAATCGACCACGCCGACCGATTGGGACTGGTGCGGCGGCAACTTCGTTCTGGCGATCACCAACGGGTCCGTGTCGAGCGCGGTGCATAACTGGACGGTCTGCCAGTACACCGACCAAGATGGCAACACCGGCGTTTCGTTCCCAAGCGTGCCGGGGTACTCGTCGTCGCGGTCTTGGGTGATCGACGTGTTGAACGGGGCGATCTGCAACTGGTTCATACCGCTGGACGTCGGTGATGTTGGGGTGAAGGCGTTGACGCAGATCCAGATCGACGTTTCCAACATTCAGCCACGGCACTTCATCCAAGGGCACCCGCTCGGGATTTTCTCGTCGGCGCTAGCCGGGACCATCGTGAACGCGGAGCGCGTGACCACGGCGTTGAGCATGGTGCGGATTGCGACGGACGCCTGCCTGCAATTTTTGGTTCCTTCGTCCAGCGCATCGGCGCCCAACCTTACCTGCAACCTGCGAGTGGTGTCGGGATGAAGCCCGTCCACTCCGGGCGCCTCGAACGCTGGCTTGGCCGCGACGAGTGCGAGCACCTGTCCTTGTCGATGCGTGGTTGGTACGCCGACCCCATCGCGGTGGCCGGGGTGCCGGGCGCCGTGTACGTCGGCGGCGATGGTTGGGGAGTTCTATGGAACGCTACGCGCAGGATACGAAGCGAGCGCGCTGGATCGCTTGGGCGATGTGGCGCGGCGCCTGCTTCGTGGTTATCGGCGTGCCTGCCGCCCACGCTTTGCTCTGGCCGCCGGCTTTCCTTCCCTGCTAGACCTGCTGCAAGAGTCCCGCGCCGGCAAGATGGTGACGCTGCCGTTCGACAAGACGCAGAGCACAAACACGGCAGGGGCGACGTTCTCGTATTGGGGGGTTGGGGCCTATCCAACCGCAGGAGTCGCGGCCACCAAGGCATCCGCCGCAGCCGGCGTGCAACTGACGAAGGCGTCGGCGGGCGCCTTCCAGCAGCTTCCCTTGGTGAAAAGCGGGGATCAACTGCACTTCGTCGACGGCTGGTGCCAGAATGTCGGCGCGGCGGCGTCGATCCTGCTCTACGACCGGCTGTGGCAGTGCGACCCCACCTTGAGCAAGTCCAACCTCGACGTATTCGACGCCGGGAATGTCCCGCGCTATCAAAGCGCCGTCGATGGCGAGTGGCAGGAAGCGCGCGGCAACTTCGTTGGCGTCGACGTCAGCGTGACTTTGGCGGCGACCGCGCACAACGCCAACATCGAATACACCAATCAAGCGGGCACGACCGGCAAGCTGACCTCGGCCACCGGGATTTCCGGGTGCGTAGCCGGTCGCGTCGACATGGCGAGCAGCACCCCGCAGTGGTTCATGAACTTGATCGACAACGATACCGGGGTGAAGGAACTCACCGGGGCCGGGGTGTCCGCCATCCTCGGCAGCGGCGCCATGTGGTACTTCATCGGCCACCCGATTGCATGGATGCCGTCGATGCACGCGGTTCTGGCGACCCGGCTTGAGGGGTTGCATAGCGCACTGAACTTGGCGCGGGTGGCCGACGACGCCTGCCTTGCCATGCTGCACGTCGCGCGCATTTCCGGCAGCCAATCGGCCACGCGCGGCGCCTTCCGCTTGGTGAGCGGCTGATGCTGAACGTCGCGGAATTCGGCCGATTCCTGTCCGCGCTCGCGCGGCCATCGCTGTCGCCAGCGCAGCCTGACGCGAACGATCCGGCCCCGCCCATCAACATCGAAAGCGCGGCGGCGCTGCCGCCAGCCCCCGAAGCCCTGCCGTTGCTGCACAATGCCCTGAACACCCTGCTACGGAGGTAGCCATGTATTTCCCGACCTACACCCTGCGGCACGCAGCAACGATCTCGACCGCGATCTCGGCGCTGCAACTGAAGGCCGGCACCAACGGCCCGATCGAACTCCTGCGCGCGGCCCTCACGCAGGGGTCGAGCAATGCGTCGGCGCAGATCGCGGCCGGCCTCGTGCGGTGCAGCGCCGGGGCGACCGTGACCACTGCGGTGGCCGGCACGCACCTGTTCAAGGACAACCCGGTCGCGCCGACGGCCGATGCCTCGCTCGGGACGTCGGCGACCGGCGTCACCGCCACGGCCGAGGGCACGGAAACGGACACGGTGCTCGCGCGCGGGTTCAACGTGCTCAACGGGTTCGAGTGGCTGCCCACCCCGGAGGAGCGGATCATCGTGCCGCAAGGCGGGATCATCAAGCTCAAGTTCCTCGTCGCCCCGCCATCGGCTATGTGGTACTCCGAGATCGTGTTCCGGGAACTGCGCGGCGGCTAAACCGTGGCCTTCGTCTATCGTCGCCCACCCGACTTTCGGCTGGCGGGGTCGCGCAATGCGATCCCGGAGTCGACGGCGACGATCTACGAGGTCACGCTGTCAGCCTCCACGACCGTCGTCGAAGTCCTCCTGCTGCGCGCGGCGCTGTCCCGCGCCGCGGCGGGCGCGGTCGGCGCCACGCAGACCATTCGCGCCGCGCTGACGCGGGCGGCCGGCAGCGCGGCGGCGGCGGCGCGGTCCAGCGCCGTCAGCAT